ATTATATCTGAAACACTATACCTGTTGCACTCTCCGCAGTGACCATCATCATCAAGAAGAAAACCGCAGTCTTTGCATTTCATATTTTTACTAACTCTGCTTCTTTGTAAGGAATGTGATAGAACGTTTCAGACTTGTGGACTCTTGCGAAGTCTGGTCTGTGATTAACGTCATCAGTCATTTGAGTTGCTTTAATCTTCCAAGCCTTATCATACTCAAAGTTAAACACGTAAAAGAAAAGATTTTCTATTTGATCTTTGTATTTATTTATTAGTCTTTTCTTTCTTCCTGGTATTCTAACTTCTTCCCAGGAGGGAGGCCAACCACTATCAGGAAGAACATCATAGTTTTTATTCTTTAGATAGTCTTGACCCCACTGTGCTTTACGTTCTGCCTCATGATAATAAGTAACTCCATCTTTTTGAGAAACTACATCAGCGTAGTAATCTTCCTTAGATGAAACTATCTCATGACCTTCAGCTAATAGAACCTTTATAAGGGCTTGTTTAGATGGTGTGTCAACCTCATCATAAACATCCTTTTGAAATGGTCTAACGTAAGGTTTCATATTATGCTCCTATATCTACTACCTCGCAGACATCACCAGTGCAAGCCATTGCCTGACTTGACGTAGTAGTGTCTTCTTTTTCATACTCGCTGAGTCTAGACCAGTCAATAGTTTTTGGCATAGTAACTAAAATATTTTTGTATTCTTCTTTGTCTATCTCCTGATACGGAGCTTGTTGATAAGTGTGTTCGTTATAGGGTAGAAAAGATACACCACTCATTTCATCGAAGTGTTCATACACAAATGTTCCAACCTCAAACCACTCATCTTTCTTGACGTTGATTGTCACACTAGGTTTGTGCTCTGACCAGTGCCTCTGATACATCAACCACATTTTAAGTTGGTCAACAGCAGACAAGTCAGATGTAACTACAGCCTTGTTAGGAGCCTTTACAGGAAAAGAGAACACAGTTGTTTGGTCTGGTTTAAATACATCAGGCTCACTAGGAATACCCTGATCCTTCATGAAGGTGGTAAGAGGATCTTTGTTATCTCCTCTAACGGTTCTAACGTAATAAGGTGAATGACGTGCATGGATTCCAGAGGCAGAGTCAACCAACTGTGAGACTGTACCTGATGGCTTGACACAAGTAATAGCTGCCGACTGTGGAATACCAAGACGATCAGCCCACTCAGCATTAGTAACAACAGCAACGTTACGTAAGTTCTCAAGGGTTTTATCCAGTCCTTTATTCTTTGTAGTCATTACAGGGTTGTCCATAATACCAGTTAAGCTTACACCTAAGAGTCTTTCTTCTTCTGTGTTGGTTGTCCAGATTTTTCTGAGGTATGGGAACTTTGTGTACGTGCTTTGGATCGTCCCAAGTATTGTGGCGAGTTTGACTTTTCTAGCCAGGTCATCCACCGTATCTGTGGCTCGTACCACAACTTCCGTAAGATTGCAGAACTGATACGGTCTAAGAATAATCTCACTACAGGGATTAGTTCCGAAGTCAAAATCAGAATTACGTCTGCCATTCTTTGCAGCCTGTCTTTTAGATGCCTCACGATTAAATATACCACGTTCACCACTCCCTGATTCTACTAGTGCCATCCACTCACGCATGAAGGACAGACTATCTGGTTTCTCTGTGTACGCTACACTGTTGTTAGCCAAGGCACGTTGGGGTTCGTTATCCCACCAGTTACCAGACTTAGCATGACGCATACGATCATCTGATAGATTAGATAAAGATATCATAGCAGACCTACGTACTCCACCTACAACTACTATCTCTCCTATCTTACACATTAGATCGTGACACTCTATTGAGGATAGCTTACGTCCCTCTGCTTCTCTAAACATTTTAACTGCAAAGTTAAATAGATCTACGAGAGGAGCAGGACCAGAGGCTCTACCACCGAATGTTTTTAACCTTGCACCTGCAGGTCTTACCCTGCTTACATCCCATAGTGGAATCTCACCTGCCCATAGGAGTACTAGTAATTGTCTGAACGCTTTAGCCCACCCCTCCTTGCTGTCCTTTACCACAATGGTAGTATCACTCTCGAAGAGTTTAGGAATTTCGGGAAGCTTGCTAACGAACTGTCTCTCAACACTGAAGCCAACACCAGTCCCACAGAGCAAGATAAACATGGCCTCATCGAAGGACTTAGGATCGTCTACGGGTAAGTAACTACAGTTATATCCTGCAGTGTTATCTCTGTCTAAGGCTATACCTGCTGTCATCATAGCTCTCATGCTAGGCATGATCTCTAAGTTAAGTATAGCAAACATTATTTCATCTTTAGTATCTGAGTCTACTTTGTCACCTATAACATTCTCTATGTAACGATCTACTGTTTCAGGCCATGCTTCTCTGCCTTTACCATCAAAGTATTTAGCGTACCTTGATGTGTGAATAAATGCTTGGTAATCTGTTGGTAAGTAATTGTTCATCTGTTGTCTCCCGATCCTTGTAGTGTTCCTCTTTTTTCCCTATCATCTAACTTAGCTACATTTTTCTCCATTACAATAGCTAAGTTCTCACCAAAATGATTAGCTAGTGCAGTTACATAAAATAAAACATCACCCAGTTCTTTAACTATTTCCTCAGAGGAAACTTTGTTTCTATCTCTTATCTTTTTCTTTATCTTCTCTGCTACTTCTCCTGCCTCTCCTACAAGACCAAGTGTGTTCTCTATAAGTCTGTCATCACCTGTTGTTACAATTTTCTTTTCAACCCAGTCTGTGTAGTCTGCAAGAACTGTGCTGTTCTCTGGTTTGTTTAAATCAAATTGATCAAAGTATCCCATGTCTTCTAAGTCTTTACCTGTAATCATCATTTTTCCTTTACATCTATCTCTATTATTTCAACATCGTCAATATCGTACACTGCGTAAGATACGGCTTGTTCAAGTCCTATCTTTGCACCATCCTTATCTGCAGCTATAAAGTTAGCGTCAGAATCTAAGTCAAGCAGCATTGTTATTTCAAACAACACAGGAACCTCCAAGTTATAAGAATTAAATTAAACACGTCAAGATTATTCTTCAAGCCACTCATCAGGTATTACCTTTTGAGCATATTTAAATCCATGACGTTTACACCAGTCACCGTAGGAAGACTTAGCACCCTTATATAACTTGGCTCTGCTATTCTGAAACACAAACCTCAAGTCTAACTCAGGGTATTGTTTCTTTATCTCTACGTGCTTACGTCTGTCGTTAGATACAAAACGTCCTTTGGTTTCTATTACGATACCATTCTCTAAGATAAAGTCAGGTGTGTAGTGTCGAGTCCTAACATCTAACCACTCTATACGTTCTTTCTCGTAGGTAAACTTGATACCTTTTTTCTTTAAGTACTTAGCTGTGTCATCCTCAAAACCAGAACGATACCCTGCCTTTATAGCCCTGGATCTAGTACCCATAATTAATTACAGCCACTCAGGTTTTTGAATAACAGTGTAGTCACCCCAACCTGTACTGTAATCAGAATCCTTTTCTGCTTTTGCAATAATAGCTAAAGTTTTATGTAGTTGCTTCATACCCCAGTGCATAACTTCTGGACCCATCACATGTACGTGTGAAAGAAATGGTGCAGTCTTTTCACAGGCAATGAAAGAAAAATTATCTACTTCATAACCTGCTAGTTTACATGCGTAAACGTAGTGAGCACCCTGTAAAAGATAGCCATACTTCAGACACTCTTTTAAAAAACCTCTTGGACTAGCATCCTGTGTTGTCTTTACATCGTAGACTGTACCTTCTTTTTCTATCAGTAAGTCTGGACGAGTTTTCAAAGTTAATCCTGAGATAGGATCTTCTACAAAGATACTGATCTCGTTTAATCTATCAGGGTGATTTAAGTATGATGCACACACAGGATTGTTTAGAGCACCCCTGGTTATACAGTTGGCTACGTTAAACTCTACCTCAGTAAGTAAGATTTGATCTTCATCAAGGTTGGCTTGCATCTCTTTAAATGCTGCACTAGCTTTAGTCTTTGGTCCTTTGACTACTAGGTTACGTTCTTTCTCTAGTAGGTTAGCGTGTACTGCACTTCCCATTGCAAAGGCTGCGTTGTTAGAGTTACGCTTCTCACCCTTCCAGTGTGCCAGTGTCTTTTTATATACAGCCTTTACAGCACTTGAAGAAACACCACTGGTTGAGTGATACTCTTCATTAGACATATCTGTTATTATTTCTTTTTTATATTCCATGTCTCTCTCTATCTAAATACTCGCAACAAGCATGTATATGAATGGAAACGCTGCCACAAACATCAAAAATAAAACGTGTAATAATATTTTCATTACCATCTACCTTGTTATTATAAAACAGCCCCCACCTAAAAATGAACGAAAAAGATGGGGGCTTAGTCTTCTAGGGTAAAAAGGAACTAAAACCTAGAAGGGTATTGAGTCCTGTGGTTCTTTTTGGGAGGAAGACTTACCACTAGAACTCTTACTGTGATCTGTAAACATTTCAGAGGCTGACTGGGAGGAGCCACCCTCACTGTTATAAACCACATGATCAAGAACTTGAAGACCCATAAGACGTGTACCTACAAGACCTTTCTTTGTACGATACACCTCAACTTTAACAATACCTTTGCTTCCGTTACCGATAAAACCGTTATCGTCTAGACTCCAGGCTTTACCTGCAATGTCAGCTATGACAGGCTCACCGCCCATCCAGTCTTCAGTACCAGTGTGAGGGCGTGACACAGTGAGTCTATGCCCACCGTCTACTTCCTCTATTTTCTTTTGACATCCTGCTTTCTTCAAAGCATCTGCTGTTTTCTTGTCAGTGGTTACAGTAACTTTGTACTCACCGTTAGTATCAATATTCCATTCGGCTTGATCTCTGTTGGACTCAAATACTTTTGCCCATTCGATTGTACCTTTAATATCTATTTGTGTTGATGGCATACTGCCCTCCTTTTCTTTTACTGTTGTTACATCTAATATTTTTTATTGTAGTTGTCAATGGGTCTCAGCCCAGTTTTTTCCTATGTCGTATGATCCTGGAGTAGGTATCTTAAACCCTAACTCTTGACCAGTTTCTAACATGCAGTCTGCTTGTATCTTTCCTAGTGCTCTAGCTTCCTCCTCTGTTCCTGTTACCTCTACTTGGTATTCATCGTGGATGAAACCAACCATCTTAAACTTTATCCCTTCCTGTCTAGCTCTGTCGTGCCACTTGAGTAGACTGTGCTTCATCAAACAAGCTTCACCATTCTGTAGTATCCCTGCCAAGGTTTTGTGTGCGTTGGGTACTGGGACTCTACGTCCATCATACCCAGTGAAGTATCCCTGATCTGCTATGTAAGGCACGAGTGTATTCTTCAAGTTGTACAAACCATCAATGCTCATCTCGAAACGAGTACGTGCCTCCTGTGCTTCCTTCATGTTTACTTTTAGTATCTGACCAGTCTTTGCTACACCTGCACCTAGTAACCAAGCATAAATAAAAGTCTTAGCCATATCCCTCGTACCATTGGGTACGTCTAAAGCTTTCTTGTTGACGTTGTGTATGTCTGTCTCGTCTTCTTTCTTTCCCTTCATGATGGCTTGTGCATACTGATCAGCGTCAAAGTGTCTCCAAAGATAGTCAGCTAACACACGTAGTTGAATACCGTCTGCGTCTGTACCAACTAACCAAGAGTCAGAAGGAACTGTCCAACAAGAACGTAAATGTACATCAAATTGTTTCTTTACTTCATCAACTGCTGACTTAGGTTGACCATGAAACGGAGATGATATGTTAGCAGTGTTAGGGTCTTTGTGAGCACAGCGTCCAGTCCATGCTCCAATGTTATTTATCCTACCATGAATCCTTAGATCGTCACCACACTGTCCTATCCACTCCACCAGTGAGCTTCTGCGTCCTTCTAGTGTGAGCCACTGGGCTAGAGCTTTCGCTCCTGTAGGTGCTGTCTCAGGGAGTGTGCTAAGATTTGCCTCTGATACAGTGAAACCGTACCTGTCTAAGTCTTTTTTC